TTTCCATCAATACATCAATTTCTTTTTGTGCATCATCATAAATTTGCCTTCCGTTTAGTTCAACTCCACCTGGCAATTTAACACCCTGAAACTTGATCAAATTTTGCCCCCACTGTCTTTTTATCAGAGACGTTAAATATGGTTTTATAAAAGAATCGTTCCAAACTCTAGAATAATCATTCGGATCTAAAACAGCATAACAATCAATAATTATATACTGTCCAGGTCTAACTGATGACCAATCAATATCTAAATATAATCTATCTTGTCTTTTATTAAATCTTATTTGTTTTTGGGTATTTAATAGAAAATCTAAATCCTCTAGGTATGTTTTTACCATAGCATATGATAATAACTCTGTAGATCCCCAGTAATAAATATCGTTTAAAAATAACTGATATTTGACACTAAACATGCTACTTGTTATAGTGTTGTCTCCATCAAATAAAAATAATTTATTTACTCCAATTATTGATGGTGGAACTTGCAAATAATTACTATTTTCCTCATACCTAAAAGTTGTTGCAGTTCCTACGATATTTGTTGTAACTGTTGTAGTTACAATACCAACTGCATCTTTATTTCCTCCCCTAGATCTTCCTCTATTGATATCTTCTTCGGTAATTTTGTATTTGAAAAACGTTGGATAAACACCATCAAAGTGTCTTTCCTGAAAAAATTGAATAGCATCATCAACTAAATCATCTATTTGCTCATCGGCAACATTTATTTCCAAAACTGGCGCTCCCAGTTTCCTCTTACAATAATCTATTAGTTCTTGTCTAGTAGATGGTTGCGCCATTACTTTTACCTCTTAAAATATTTATGGTGCTGAAGATATTCCTGGTTTTATAATTATATTTCCATCAACTATTCTGTATACAGTTGATCCAGAACTTACGAGAATGTCATAAACATATCTACCTTCAACTAAAGATCTGGTGTCACTACTGCCTAAAGAAATACTAAATTTTCCTCCCACAGCACTAGTAAATCCAACATTAAAAGTTGCGACAGCATATGAAGTTGATCCAATTGAAACGCTTTTTGCCATTTGAGAAGATCCTGACCAACCTTCAAAATTAAATGGCGAATTTGAAGTGTTGACAACATCAAAGTTTGCCTTAAATGTTGCCCCAGTATTAATTGTCAAATTCACTGCATATGGAGTTCCTGAGTCTGGATCAAACGTTATTTTTCTAGTTGTCATTAGAAATCCCCAGATTTAAAATTACTTCCTGCTGTTTTAAATATAATTTGTAATAACATTTTGCAACTTTTTTTAACTCTTCAATATCATCAATACTATCTATCTCATTTGAATATTTAAAATATTCAAAACTTTTACTTAAGTTTTCCAAATTAATGCTATCAGGATCCATTCGACAACCCTCTTAATAAATTTTTGATCTCATCAAGATCGCCTTTTATATTAGCAAGATCTTTTTCCATATTCTGTATTTTTTGATTCTCTTCACTTTTCATTTGTCTTCTTGCCAAGTATTCATTATATTCTGACATATTTGTATTGATGATAGAATTTGTTCTTGAATCTCTTTTGAGGTGAGAATAACCCTCTATATTGGAGTATTCCATAATATTATTAAGCAAGTGCGATAACTCTTAGATTCTTAAATCTTGGTGGATAAACTTGATTTGTCGAAGACATAACAATTTTAATCCGATAAGTCTTAAAGCTTGGCAGATTGTCAATAGTAAACTTGTATTCATTGAATGGAAGTTGATTGGATTCAAATCCAAGATAAGATGATGGAGTTACATACTTATCTGGGCGGCCACTGTTGTTAGAAATATTGATCTTGTCCCATCCTGGGAATGGAACAAATATTGGATCGGAATTCTCTTTAGTGTCTATCGCATAGAAAACCCTAATGTCTGCAAATGTATTAATATAAGCATCCAAGATCACTTGTATTGATGAAGCTGGAGTTGTTAGTATATTTTCCTTTGAAATATACTGGAAGGCATTAGGATCATCTGAAATAGAGTTTACTCTACTATCTGTGACATAATCAGTAATTGGGTTATTAATTCTATTGGAGGTTAATATAATATTTGATCTTTGAAGATCTACAACAGGACTTATTCTGGGATCAGAGGTGCTCAATAGAACTCTCATATTAAATGACTTATTGCCAGGTAAAGAGTTTAAATATGTTGATTCATTTATGGAAGATGCAATCAGTCTTGGGCTATCAAGATAATTTGTTTCATTTAGAGATATAGTTTCAAATCCCTGGTCCGCATATGGAACTTCATTTCCATCAATACTCTTTCCAGATACTGTTCTGATCTGTCCACTAATAGATGTCCCTCTCACAGTCATATTTTGAATCATTGGGGTTATGATTTCATATGGAATGTTCTGAGAAGCTCTTACATTCTTTCCACCCGCAGTTTTGGTTTGGTTGATGTAAAGTTTGGGGAAACTAGTTCCAACAGATCTATCTACTCCATATGTTCCTGAGGTATCAATCTTAATATTATATGAATCAAAATCATTTGGATTTGTTAGTGTTACATTATTTAAGTTGTGATTTGCGTTAACTCTAAGTAGAGAAACACCACTTAGTTCATACTTATAAACTGGAGTTCCCGTTGGATAATTTCTAGAATTTCCAGATACTGCTCTAACAATATTTCCTCCAATTTGTCCGGTTGAAGTTGAAGTATAAGATATTACCTCATCTCCAATTAAAACATATCCAACATTTGTAGTTCCAATTCCAATATTTTCAAAAGTGCCAAAGTCAGCAATATTCTCAACAGAAATCGGACCAGTAGAGTCAGTTGTATATGGTGCTGTTAGTTTTGTTGGTGGAACATCTGATTGAACACCTTGAATAGAAACAATATTATTTTCAAAATACATTCCGTGGTTTTTATGATTGACCTTGATATGGAGACCATCAGTGACCACAGAGATGCTTGAAATATCAACACCACCACCGACTGTAGAGTTGAGAGTTGTTGTTATTCCGAGACTATTGATAAACTTGACAGTGTTTCCAACCCCCGTAACAAAGTCTCCTTGAACATTATCAAGTATTAATTCATTTGTGCTAGCAATTGAAACTATAGAGAACCTAGCATTTGTTCCGGTTGAGAATGAACCAAGAGAATTGATACCAACAACATCACCTGTCTTGTATCCGTTTCCGCCATTTGTTATTGTTGCTGCTACTGCTACTCCTCCATTTATCGTTATATCTGCTAAAGCTCCAGATCCACTACCAGTAATCGTTTGTAGTGATACTCCAGAATAGGTATATGAACCACCCATATCAATAGATGGAGTATACCCTATTCCAGTATTAATAATCGATAATGTAGTTCCAGATACACCCGCACCACCAACATAATTTCCCGTAGCATTTGAACCATCTTGTAATACGGTATTTCCTAATTTCAAATCAGAATCTAGTAATGAAGTGTCTAACTGAACCCTAACTCTTCTGGAACTTAAATCGAGTGGATTTGTTACTAGGAATGGAACTTGCCCATTTCCTCCTGCAAGTGGTGGGTTATAGTATTCCAAAGTACCACTATCAATGAAGTCTGCTCTATGTAAAACAAACTTAAGATCTTCCCACTGACTAGCATCCCAAGTAGAACCATTTTGGGATTTAAATAGAGATCCTAGATATGGTTGATTTGAAATAAACTCTTGAGTAATTAGATCATTTTCACCAACTCTTGAAATATAAACAGAATATTTTGTAGAATTTGACAGTAAAACAATAGCATAATCTTTCCCACCTTCAAGATAAACCGGAGCTTTAAAGGTAAATGATGTTGAAACTGATCCATCACCAGAAACATTAATTTCCGATGGATTAATAACAACTTCGGAGAACGGGAGAACTCTTTGTGTTGGAACACCGAGGTCTACAGTTCTTATTTGTAAAGTTGCAGGAATATCTGTGTCATCTACTGTTCGGAAATAAACTTCACATCTTGTTATGAAGACACCAGTTGCCTCAGTAACTGAGAAAGTTTGAGCTAGAGGATCTCTTCCATTAAAATTATATGGGAGATTGGAACCAAACTGCCTTCTAAAAGCGGAAGTAAATCCTAATTGTTGAGATATTCCAACATCAATAATTTCTTGATTTGTTAATCCAGCAGCTGCACCCGCCCTCGCATTTCCAAGTGCTATTAGACCAAAATTATCATTAAATGGATTTGTATCTTGAATAGTTGGATTTGCTCTTTCAATAAACTGCCTCAAATCTGGTGCAGTTTGTGTAAATGATTGGGTTTCAATTCTAGCATTTCTTACTGATAAAATGCTTTCCTGAACTGTTTCAATATTTCCCTGAGATGCAAATCCTTCTTCCGCTACTGTCACTGATGTATTAATATCATTTAAGGAACTATCGATGAGTCTGAAGGACTTTAATCCAGTTTCAAATCTTGGGAACCCAGATACATTTGGATTTGGGATGTAAAAACTACCTTGCAGATTGGATGTAATATCTGTAATAAGTCTTACATTTGTTATTGTTGCTTGAGCACCACTGGTTTGACCAACTAAAATCATATTAGATTCAACCCAACCACTAAATTCGCCATTCACTTTATTCGATAAAGAATACAAATCAACGTTTAAAATAGATGATGTTGATGAATATGAACTTTGAACAACGCTATTATCGTATGGATTGGCCGAGTATGTTGATGTTGGGGAATAATAAGGTCCTTCTCTGTGGTTGGATTGAGCAACTCTAAAGGTTATGCTTGGAGACCACTCATTCCAGTTTTCTCCACCCAAATCTAATCCGGTTGGTCTTGTTGAACCAACTACAGTTTCTCCGGTTAGGAAAGAACCAGAAATCATAGCAATTTCTAACAGTTTTGGAACGCAGAATCTAGTTACATCTCTACCATCAAAGAAAGCATAAATTTGAGTTAATGGTTTTAATCTCTTAGAGTTAAATGTAACATTTCTAGATCTCATAAATGGTGAGAGATCTCTGCTAACAACTCTATCTCCAAGAGAAGTGGTATCAAACTGTTCAGACACCAATGTTCTTGTTCCAGTTCTTCTGCTTTCGACAACTCTTGCGGTCGAAAATCTTGGCAAATCATTTGGTTTTGGTGCCGTTGAAGATTGTTGTCCCGCTCCAGTCCAAATAGTTTGCCAAGAATTCCATAAAATAGGCGAAAATCCTGTCTGCGGATCAAGATTTAAAGTTCTTGATAGTCTAGAAACAGTTTCGGCAAAATCACCCTCTTGTCTTATAATTGTTGCTTCAATCCTTACTGTATCAACCCAAGTATCTGATGATGGGGTGAGATCAAGGGTTCCTTCCCAGAAACTGATCAAGAAAGGAGTTACGCTCTCGGATCTAGTTCCAAATGGTTGTTTTAACCATTCAGTTTCGCCATAATCTAGAGTAACTATATCTTCATTTCTTCTAATATTGATTCCAGTTGGTCTTACTACAGATGGATCTTCACCCAATACAATTGAAGAATATGGTTGCAAATCAATAGATGTTGTATAGTGTTGGGGTCTTAACTCTTTATTGTTTAAGTCAATACTATTTTTTGGAAAAACTTTTTCTTCCTGTGGAATTAAAGTAGAGAAGTTATCGACAAAGAAACCTGATTTAAATCTATTAAGTCCCTCAGAATCTGGAATAAAGAGATTTGAGGTATCAGTTTCTAATAGTGATAGTGCCGTATAATATTCTAAATTTTTAATTCTGTCTTCCAGGTTTTTGATATCTTTCATTTGATATCTCTTATACTGGAGGAAATTGAAACTAATATCTCTCACATTATAAAGATACGCAGGAAGGAAAGACGTTGCTATTTCGATAGCATCATCTACTACCACCGGTCTTTCTGGTTTTTCAGAAGGTGTTCCATATTTTATTTGGAAGTTTCCATCTTTTGATAAGAAAATTCTATCAATTCTTGGAAGATAGAAAGAGAAACTTGTCAATATTGTTTCGTCTGAAGCTAAAATATTGGAAGCACTATTTCCAGAACCACTAAAGTCTCTTCCATAGAACTCAAGAGGAGATCTTGACCCTTCAGAAACAGAGTAAACACTGACCTTGGGGCGAATATCGATAATATCAGTATTTCTTATGTTGTTAATAGACTGAATATCCTTAGAATAATCAAATGTATTATATGAATTTGCGGTAGTGATATCACCATCATCTGTAGATTCATAATAACCGTTTGAGAAATATATCTTTACTTTATGAGTTGGAGATGCAACTCCAGACTTCCTCACGAGGGTTCCGTAGTCATAGAATGATCCCGTTTGACCATTAGTAAAAATGAAATTATCTGAAATGTTGAAACTAGTGCTTTGAATTGTTGATACTGTAGACTGAACACTCGACTCTTCAAAAATAACAGCCTCACCCTCTCTCAACTTAATATCATTTTGAGAAATATATGATATTTGTGAATCATTTATTCTTTCGGCAACGACAGCAACAGCACCTGAAGATTGCCCAACAAATCTTTCGCCAATTATCAAGTCGCTTGTTTTACTTGAAGGTCCACTAATTGAGGAAAGTATTGCCGTTGGTGCTAATGGTTGTAGATTTGGTTTTGATGCCTCATAAACACCCAACACTTCAATAATATCCGAATTGTTTATGGAAATAATATCATCTTGCACTCTAGTTCCGTATGGATAGTTTCCATAGGATAGACCATCATTTAAAGTTGTTGCTCCAATTCCAGAAGAAGAAATTGAAGACTTATCTATGGTAATTGAGTTTACTCTATTTTTTAACTTTACTTTTGCTTTTGGTTTTACTTTTCTGAGAGTAGCAACTAGTGTCGCTCCAGTGTCATTTGAACCCAAATTATAGATTTGGAGTTCTTTTGAACCACTAGTTAATGTAAATCTATCAGATGTTAAAATTTCAGTCTGTCCATCAGATCTAATTAAAGTATATCTTTCTTCATCGAAAGGTAAGAAAGATTCATTAGTATCTGCAGTTATTATTGAAGATAACTGATTATTAATAATATTTACCGTATATGTTTTTCTTATAATTAAGGAAGCATCGGTCAAATCTACATTGGATACGTTAAACTTTGGAAGTGCGGTATATAAAGTATTATCGTCCGAATCTTCTAATTTGGTTGTAAGAACTTTAAAATCGCTTACTTCAGTCAGTGTTGTTGGAAGTTTTCCATTACAAATATTAGCAACAGTAGATACTCCAACAATATTGGCATGAGAAGTGCCAATTGATACTACTTTTCCGAAGAATGGATCTGGGAGTGTTGTTGTTGTATACGAAACAAGATTTCCTTTTTTAATTATTGCTCCTGGGAACTGGGCATTTGGTGATACAACTCTACTTGCAAATACTGGATCGCTATAAGTAATAGAACCTCCCAAAATTGTTTGTGAGGTATTTGTAAATGTCACAGCACTTCCAACTGCAATAACAGAAGAGGAAGTTGATGCTGTTCCAATTAAAACAAATGTATTTCCGACAGAAACTATTCTTGCCTCTACTAGTTGATTTGTAGATCCAATTGTAATTCTGGATTGGGATAAATTGTAAGATCCAACAACACCTGCTGGTATTGATGATAAGAAAATGGCAGTTGAACCAATTCCGGCATTTTGGGATACGGTGACACCGGTTGTGGAATATGGAAGAGAAACTCCTCCTACAGTTGATCCAGATCCAATTACAACAAATGTCGCTCCAACCGAAACAATATTTGCATTTGTAATTACGCCACTAATACTTACAGAACTACCAACAGAAACATCAGATGTATTATTAACAAAAAATACAGTTGATCCTACACCAACAGTTTGTGATAAAGATGAACTTAAGAAAAATTCATTCTCATAGAATGAAGGTTCTGTAATTGTAGCAAGTCCAATGAAAGTTCCTGTAGATTGAAGTATATCTGCACTAAAAGTACTTGCGGATCCAACAATTCCATATATTGATTTTATATCAGAAATTCCATAATTTGTAATTGCTACAGCAACTCTACCATTTTCAACTCCATCAAAATAGAAAGATTCGTTTAGTATAAAATCTCCTGATTTTTGATAGACAGTGAGTGCTGTTCCATCAGAAACAGAATCCTTAAGGAAAGCAGTTGCTCCACTATTTTTTCCTTTAATGAAAACCGGAGCAGTTAAAGTTATTGGTTGATTGAGAGATATTTCCGTTGTGGTTTGAATATCATATAAAGAAATATTCCAACGATTTAAATCGGGAAATTCCGTATCATATGATCCCGATTCTAATTTGAAGTCGTAAACTCTAGCTACACCAATTTCTTTTCCGGGAGCAAATGTTTGCCCCAAACCAACTTTTCTTGCAGCATTTCTAGTAGATCCAACTCTAGAATCTCTTAAACTTACTGTATAAGTATTGCCAATTCCAATTATTGGAGAACCAAACAATCTGTTTAAAACAAAAGTTGATCCAGTATTATACTCAATTGATTGTTCTGTTAAAGTTTTTGTAGTTCTTGGTTTTGGAAAATCTAGGAACGTTGATGAGATAGTTTCTACCTCATAACCTCTCACCATTGCCTTACCCGGACCAATTTCATAGATCCCAAGATCATCGCTCGGAACTGAACCATTGTAAGTCAACTGTCCTGGATTAAAAATACCTTGATTGCCAACTCCATCATTTAAAGATTCCTTTGATGAAATTTTAAAAGGAGAAATGTAGTAATCTCCGGATTCTTGATATGTTCTCCTAGCAAATTCGTCAGCAATTATAGAGTATTCGGTGTTTTCTACAATAGATCTAAGCTCACCGTTTCTAATTGTGGCCAGTTCTACAAAGTTGGCATCATTAAAGTCATCTAGATTTTTCTTGAATAGAGATACTGTTATTCTTAATCTATCTGCTCCTGGAGCAGCGTAATTATTAAACCCTTGGGAATTATCGTTTAGAGATTCATCAATATCGGAGTTGACAATCTCCTCATTTACAAATAGACCAACTCTATAATTTGGTCTATTGTTATACTGGTCAAGAATTAGTATCTCATCCTCTACATTTACAAACTGACCTCTAATAAAGTAAACACCATTTGAAATTCCAAATGAAGATCCTAAAGCATTTGATCCGCTAGCAACTGTTGCTGCAAATGGTTCCCCAGAAGGAATTGTCGAATTTCCTAACAGTCCAGACAAAATATCAATTTCGGAAAAGAGACTTTCTCCGTCCAAAAATTGAGATGTTGAATTATTTTGACTGCTTGAAGATAGGTAATTTACATAGAGAGTGGTAAAACCTCTTTCAGATTCTGAAGATAGCAGTACATTATTAACTACAGCAGTAACACCTGATGTTAAACCTGTAATTTTGGTACCAATTAGTTGTCCAACATAAGCATCAATTGGTACACCTAAAAATGTGTTACTTAAAATAACAGCATTATAATTTTGGATATATGTTGTGTTTCCTGGAATTACCTTAGCACCCTCTTTAAAAAAGTGCTGACCAAATTTTTCAACTTGGTTTTGTAGTATTGATTGGAGAGTAGTTAATTCTCTTGCTTGTACAGGATATCCTGGTTTGAATAAGACCCTATAATAGTTATTATTGGCATCAAAGTCATCAAAATATGGAGAAACATTGAGGTTAGTTTGCTGTGGCATAATTCTTTAAAATTGCAATATAACTTTGATGTCTTCTTTTTGGTTTGAAGATCGTGTAATAGAGGGTCTATTGTCAACGTAAATAATATTTCCGGAGTATTTTTTTACTTCCGGATTTGACAAACCATTAACAAACTCCTGACCAAGGTAGTATGTTCTATTATTTATTGAGGTTGATATACCACTAAATGTTGTGCTAATAGATAGAGTTACTGTTCCACCATTGACCAAAATTGAACCTCCAGATGATGGATTGCTTGTAAATTCTCTTAGATCATATCCATACGTTGGGTTGGTCTGTGCCGTGCCTACTGTGCTAAATCCAGCAAGAGTTCTATCCTGCCAGTACTTTAAAACTCCGGTAGTTTGATTGTAACTTACAACTTTTCCGGCAGCGGTAATACCGGATCCAACGGTTTGAGTAATTATTGAATCTGGCGTAAAAACGGCAGAACTATATCCAGCGCCAGTCAATCTCATAGCATAAACAGCACTTGCTTTATCTAACCCAAGGATTTGGGATGACCCGAAAGACTGTGGATTTTCAACTATTCCAACCCTAGCGATTTGATTTCCAGTAATAAAATCTGGATTTTGTGTATCATTTTCAATTCTAGAATACATTAGAACATTGTATGCTCCAAGTTCTCTGTAAATATCATATCCATGACCACCTTTTGGCGAGATAATCACATCGAATTGGGGTCTTGTTGATCCTGTTGGAACATTACCTGCTACCAAATCAACATTTCCATAAGTATAATTTGATCCTTGATTGGAGACTATAATAGATTCAATCTTTTGATCATTATCGATGACAATCGTACATTCAGCCCCAAATCCATCACCTTTAATTGGAACTCTTGTATATGTTCTATTTGCTGTACCAATTCCAGCACCTCTGTTAGTAACAGTTACAATTTTTATAGAACCATCAACAGCGTTATTTCTAACGGGAGCATTATCGGCACTATTTTGCCAGTCTCTAGGAACTGGCATATAGTCCGTAGATTCAAACTTAACAATATCTGCAGGTTTTACGGTATATAAGTATTTCCAAAGGTAACCATCTCCACTACTTCCAGCAGATCTTGGTTCTAAGTCAGTAAAAGTTGGTTCGTCTAGGGATGGTCTACCATTTGGATTTTCTGGAGTTGTTCCATTCTGCAAACAAATGTAAACTCTATAATCTCTATTGATTACATAATATGAAGCGCCATAAAGACCTGTTGAACCAGACACCTTTGCCGGATTTGTTCCACTGTAATCGTGCCTGTACATATCATAGGTAGTTCCAGAAGACCAAGATCTCTTTATAACTACCTGTCTAATATCTTCTGATGATATCTTTTTCAAAGCTATCATTGTATCCCAATAGTCATTTTCCTCACTAAAATTATCTCTTGGGGATGGTGGATTTACATCCCAATCAGATAAAATAGAATTTGCGTTTGGTAATCCAATAAAAGAATAATAACTATTTTCAGAAGTTGTTACTCCAGATACAAAGTTTTTAGCATTTAATATTCTAATCTGATCAGTTATAATAGCAGCCATTTGACGGAGTTTTTTATCTATTTATGAAATGTAATTGGAAGATTTGAGAGGAATTTCTCTACTGACTAAAGAACCAGTTGACAATCCAGAATATCCATTATTTGTTTGTGCTGTAAATGATTGAGACTCACTTCTTGAAGAAAGCGTTATTCTTCCCCAACTATAATCGCCATAATAAGAACTATAACCAATTCCACTTAGTCCATTGTAATCAGAAACGCTCACAACAACTTTTGTGACATATGTAACACCAAATCCAACAGTAGAAGTTTGGGCGATTGATACTGATGCCACTCGATATATATTGTCAATAAACTGAGTACTAACTCCAACAATTTCGTTATCGGAATTCAAAGAAGTTAGTCCAGATCCAACATTACTATTACTGATGACAAAGTAATATCCAGTAGAAATTCCACTAATACTTGTAAATCCCGTTATTGAAGAGTCTCTGAGAGCAGAATTTTCGCTTATTACAAAGTCAAAAACTAAACCTGTCAAGGCAACCCCTACAGATATTGTGGATATTCCACTAATAATACCAAAATCACCTTCATAAGCGGTTACATCATCAGTTTCAGTGATAACCGATGGGGACTCAATTAAAACTAACGGTGGATTTGCTGTAGTATATCCAACACCAGGATTTGAAATTATTATCGAAGTCACAATACCCGAAGTTACTGATGCCGTTGCTGTTGCTTTTACTGGAATTGTTGTTCCAATCCCAACTGAATCTTGAATTGTAACAGTTGGTGCTGTTATGTATCCAGAACCACCGCCAGATATTTGTATAGACGTTATTGTTCCTGCAACAGAAACTATTGCCGTTGCCGAAGCACCAACTTTGCTATCTTGGGAAATGAGTGTAATTGAATTTTGGAATAGTAATGAAGTATTATTTTCATTAATCGAGTTGAATAGGGGTCTTGCATTTTCAACATAAATTACAGTTTCTCCAACTCCAACAGGATGAATAATATTTGATACTGGATAAATCAAAGGTTCATAAAGTTCCCTATTCTTTCCAACAATCTTCTCGTTAATTATTCTATCCTCGGTTTGTTTGCACCATACAATAGGTCTAAACAAGGTCTCATCGGATGAATTGCCGGGACCAAAATATGGATTAGTATTTACATTATCAATTGAGTTTATACTCGTAACAACTCTCTCTTCCTCTTGGAGGGTCGCTGATTGCCCACTATACGGATCATATCCAAGGGTTAAACCATCACCAACTTTCACAGTTTCGATAATATTTCTATCAATAACGTCAATAGATCCACTACCTCTATAGAATATAATTTTAGAAGTATCGCCTGCCTTTGGGGCTTCCGTGAAAGTAATATTACTTCCACCGTTGAATACATATCCTTCACCAGGAACTTGAAGAACATCATTGATAAAGATTAGGAGAGCAGCTTGAACATCAATATTTGAACCTGGTGAAGAACGAATAGATGTTAAGTTTCCTGCGATTGTTATTGGGAATACTTTTCTAGATCCGTCAAACAACCCATCCAATCTATCAAGAACTTGAAGTTCTCCGATAGTCCATCCAGTGAAGTTATCATTTGCTGTTTTTTGGATAACTACTTGGAATTCTTTAAATCCTGAAGTAGTTGGTATTCCAGTAACACCACCGACTGGGATTGTTAAAATCTCCCCTTGCCCATAACCATAACCAGTGTTATTAATTTCAAAATCAATTACACTCGATCCCTGACCAACAACAATATCAATAGTTGATTGAGTTCCAACTCCTGATGATGTCGAACTATAAACTAATGGAATATTTGAGTATGAAAGTGGAGCATCAAAGAAAGCGTATGGACTATTTGATATTGAGGATATGCCAGAAGTATATCCAATTCCCCCATTTGTAATATAAACGGGAGATAGTACATTGCCATTTAAAATCGTAGCAACACCAACGTGAACTAAGGTTGATATTCCAACACTTGTTTTACCAATAGAGACATTTACAATTCCAATTTGAGGATTTCCTACAGAAACAAATACTGTAGTATTTGTTGGAATAGTATATCCAGTTGTGTTTGCAGATCCAATGGCAATAAAAGTACCACCAACTGATGTTATAGTTGAATTAATATATGTTCCAATTGATACTGTGCAATTGGATCCGGTGTTATTGAATTCTAGAACTTTAAATATACTATTTTCATTTTCAATATTAATAATAGTGGAACCAATAGATGTTGTATTTGAAGTATGTGTATAAACTTGATATTTTTCTGCAGATCTATATCCAGATCCACTATTTCCAATACTAATATTGGATACTGTTCCAGCGGAAGACACTGTTACGGTTCCTCCAGCAGAAATGAGTGGTTGATAACCAAATCCTTCAGTAGATCCAACAGAAACTATTACACCACCGACAGGAATATTGGCATTGTTCGGATCATATGATACAGAACTGGCAGTTCCTGTAAAAGTAATGGTCGTGATGCCAGAATTTTCTGAGAGATTGTAATCGTATGTTAAACCAGGACCCTGGAAAATATCATTTATAAGAACTATCGCATTTTCATTTGATATTCCTGATACATTAGATCTGTTAGATTTCAAAGTAAAACTCTTCGTTAAACCGTCAAATCCGGAAGAAATATCATCAAAAACATAATTTTTATAGTAAGTTTCATTTGAAGTTCCTTTTATTCCAGATCTTAAGAAAGTTCTTCCTTGGAAACTAGATCCTGTGCTAATACCAACCCAATCCCTTTCGTCTGGTGGATTAGTTGTTGAACTGATTGGAATATTTCCATAAGGAGCTTCGATAAAGTTGATAGTATTATCTACAATATTATAATTTCCATCAACTTTAGTCACGAGAGATCCAGTTGAATGTCCAGAAATAACAGTACCCATCCAAGGTCTCTTTACTCTTATGGCATTTGTGCTTCCAACCCCAACAGCATCAATTCTCATAATTTCATCATTAATCTTAACCAAATCTCCACCAAAGAAAGATGTAATTCCAGTAAAGAATATTACTTCATCTACGGTAGTGGCAACTTTTGATAGGCTACTTGTTAAAGCAGTGGAAACTATGGGAGATTGTATTAAATTATCGATGGCAATAATGACTTTTTGGTTCTGATTTTTTGAAGTGAAAGTATGGGAAGTACCAATTCCAACTGTAACAAAATCAAGGATAATTGGTTGTGGAGATAATGCATTTTGTGCGCTGGAAGCAAGTCTGATTTTGGCATCATCTACTTTGACAACATAGACACTTGAAGGAACTTTATCAGTTGTTCCAATTCCAGCAAAACTGGTTGATGCTATTCCTATTGCCTGAGTTGATCCAGCACCCGCGTGGGTATATATAACTTCTTCCCCAGTAACAAAGAAATGATTTTCTATTCTGATGGTATTTTCAGATATATCTACAATATTAGTGTCACTTCCATCAAAATCTCTTTGGAAGATTTTTTCATTTCTATGACGTAAATCAAACGCTTTCTTAATATCCGTTTCAGTTCCAGAATAAGATCCAAAGTCGGTTTCAATTGAAGAATTATTAAAATCAATAATCACTGGCGAAATATTGTCATCAGCATTTCTGATAGCATTCATATATGTTCTAACTTCAACATCTATTCCGGGATTAGGAGTAAATGTTAATGTTGTAATATCACCAATTCTACCTGTTCCTACTGTACCTAAACCAGAAGAAGTTTCTAAGTTAGCAAATTCTGCATGTGTTGTAGTAGTTCCATCATCTATAACAATAACTTCTGATAATTGATGGTTATTATTTGTAGTATCAGATACTTGAATTAGGAAATAAGCAGAATCATATTCTTCCGAATAAGATGCTACAACCGTCTCTACTGGTGAAGTTGAAGATGCTATAGAAGTATTGGATGAATTTATTCTTCCATTCTTAAAGTCGACTGTTCCAATTCCAGACAATGAAGTATTTGCAATTGAAACTTGTAAGGTATTAACCGTAACTGCTATTCCCGCCACAGGAATAAAATCAACCTTTAGAAGAGAACCTGAGAAATATGGATGGTATGTACCAAGTCCATATCCACTTGCCGAATCGGATAATGTATGATTAGTAAGTTGTCCATAATCTAAGAATTCGATATTATTTCCATCATGAACCAAATTAAATTCATCAAACTCAAATTCTCCATTACTACCAGTAACTTCAAGAATAACTTTAGTTGAAGTGTAGTTTGTGGAAATACTTACTATTGTTCCGGTTGAACCCGCAGATATTTGTGTGCTGCTAGTGTTTACTTTAACTGAATTTCCAAAATTTGTGCTTCCTATTCCACTATAAACTGACTTGATATTGTAGGAAAGTGTGGAAATGTTGTAGTCATTTACTGTGTACTTATTTGGATAGAAAAATAGAACTCCTTCCGATCCTTGAATATTAAAATCAAAAGATCCAAGATCTTCTTGAGTTTCTATTCTTCCATATTGGTTTAAGAATGCATCGCCTTCATTATCATATAATAATGTAACCAACATCAATTGACGTTCGCCAGTAAATCTCTTATCTTGTACATACGTAATGTATTTCTTACATCTTGCCTGATCCAAATAGAATCTTGCAATCTCGGAGTATTGGGTTGGTCTTGGGCTGCTGTTAAACTGATCACTTATATCATCAATAACTAAAACTCTATTTCCTACAGATTCTGAATAATCTGTTAAAATTCTATTAGCGAACGTTATTTCATCGGAGAAAACACCTGAACCAGAAATTAGAGCATTTTCTGAAGCAAGATCAAAATTATAAACACAATTTAAACTTGCATATCCTATTAAATCAGTTGTTATTTCAATACTAGGAACATTTGCTGGTATTCCTACAATCATTCTTCTCGAATCTCTCTGTGGAACAAGAGATTCCATTTGCAGATCACTAAACTTTTTATATCCAACAGTATGATTTAATGAACTTACAGCATCATTCCAAGTATCATAATCAACTCTTGATTTTAGAGAATATGAGAAGTTTTGATAGTAATCATTATCTTGAATTCTTTGTAAGTTATTACTTAAGAATCCAATTTCTGTTTCCCACCCATTTCTAACTATTGAATAATAATCGATCCTATAATCAGATTCGAATGAATTTATTTGCTTTATTACACCCTTGGTAAATGATGATTTTCCTTCAAGAATATCACCAACTTTTGGATTTGTATTTGTGTTTAATCTTAGCAACAGGTTATTTGAATCCCAGTTTCCAACAAATCCAATTTCTCTAGAATTTTCAGTTTTTATTGTCTCACCCTTCAAATAATCATTTACTTTAAGAATAGGATCGAATTTTAATAAGTATTTTTCTGGTATTATTCTTCCAGAAGAATTGATGGAATTAAAACTACCAGGATATTCGCCAGAACCTAAGAATCCATCTAGACTATAAGTTACAATACCAATACCACCTCTATTTTCTGCTACGGATTTAATTGTGAATAGACTATATCCATAATTTTCGGAATTAAACCCTTTGCCCGTAGATCCAACGCCAACACTAATATTTTCAATTAAAACTCTATCATTTATCGCAAATGGGAAAGAATCTGCCGTACTAAATCCAACAGCTAATGTTACACTTACATCTTTTGTTGTATCATTATAAGAAATATTTGCTATTCCAACACCATTAGAGTTGTTGATGGGAAGTATAGTTGGTCTTACATTATTAATACCAAAAGTATTTTTTCTTATTTCTACTTTGCTATCACCTAGTGTATACTTCAAATCTACTTCAGAAACTAACTGACCCGTCTTTCCATCAATAACTATTAATTTTGGTGCTACAGTATAACCCCTACCAAAAGAAGTTACCCCAATAGACTCAAAAGATGCCAATGGATCAATCTTACAAATCTTTGGAAGATTTGGTTTTGGTCTAACTGTAAAATCTGATGGGAGATCAAATCCAATATCATCAATCCTAAATGTTTTCAATACGCCAATGTTTTCGCTACTAGATTCTAAAATCGATCCAGTTCCTAAATCAGATCTCAGTTGTGTAGATATTCCGGGTAAAGATAGGTAGTTTACTCCCCCATTTCTAATTCTGACTGAAGAAATACCACCATAAGCACTTAACGAATTAGTTTCGTAGGAAAGAATAGATGTTGTTGAGTTATATTCTGCATTTTCTGGAGTTTTGCTTAAAGTATAAGTAAATGTTGTTCCAGAAGAAACCAAAACTTGATGCTGCCCATTAAAAATACTTAGTTTTGTAAGTATTTCGTTATATGATGGTACGAGTTCATCGATGACTATCTGTTCTTTAACTGGAAGAATTGAATCTGTATTTACAAGGTCAAATTTATAATAAAGATTTTTTGGAGTATTTTCATTTACTGATAAAACAACTCTAGCATCTGGACTAATGCCAACAGTACCATACTTATTAACTTCAAAGAAAGCAGTAGATTCTGATGTATCATATAACTCTGTAAAGTTCTTGTCCTTGTAGAAGTTCAATTCAAAAGCAGAGTAATTGTTTGCCTGATTTGTGAAAGATAGAGAAGAATCGGACAAATCAAAAGTGACAGTTGAATTTCTATAAACTTCTATAGGTGGGTTTATTGGAGATATTTCTCCACTGTATGCACTTGTTATTCCAATATAGTTTGGAATTCTGGCAATAGAGTTCTCATAAGTGTCTGCCAATTTAATTGTGTTGTTGTCAACGATAATAACATAATAAATTTCATTATTCTTTAATCCATAATTATTGGATGTCGAAGTATGTAAAACTTTTTGTCCACTATAAAATCCATGATTTTGAATAGTAATTTTTCCAGTTAAAGTGCTTATACCAACACTTTCAAATGATTTTGGATTGATGACTATTCTTCTTGAACTATCATTATATTTGACAATATATGAAGTAGAAATTGCTGGGTTCACCTTGATGTTTACGACATCATTATTAGTAAGTCCGTGTGTTTGCGAAGTTGCAACAGTAACAAGATTTCTAGATACCGTTGCTTTTATTACATTATCATAGTCTGTTTTGAGACTATGATACAAACCAGTTCCGATTGATGTGAAGAATAAAGTACTATTATTAATTGTTGTGGCAGATACTCCAACAAAATTGCCAGTTGACCCAAGACCAACTTTAACAGTAGATATCCCAATTAAATCATCTGAAACTTTAGCGATGTAAAGAACAGTGTTATCACTTAATGAAAGTGATGTTGAAATACCATTAGTGCTAACTCCAATTGGAGTGGCATTATTAGTAGAATATAGTACTTTATCTCCTGTTCTTAATCCGTGATTTGGTAGATAGATTGATTTTGTTGGAATGTATACTTGAGTGGCGCCGAATCCTGGATTCGAGAATGATATTGTCGTCCCAATACCTACTCCATAATTAGATCCTAAAGCAACAGATTCTAATGGATTAAAATAAATTTCTCTGTTGATTTTGCCATCAAAAGAAGTTTTGTATCCAACATTTACTTTAATCTTTCTTTGTGCTTGATAAATTGTAGTGGAACTGGTATGAGAAACTCCTATAGTTCCATTAATTGCTCTAAGAACCCTTATTCTTGAGTTTGTTTGATCAACATTTAAAACTCGTAGTTGTTCTGTCTCTATTTTCAGGATATCATTTTCGGATATAGTTGGATATGATAGATTTCCAGAAACCGAAAAATAAGTTACAAATCCAGTTACTGCCGTAGATCCAACACCAACATTTAAAATATATCCCCCACCAGTAGCAATTCCTGCCACATAAGAACCAGAAATTAATGAGTTTGTTGTGTTGACCCCAGAAACTGAAACAATATCCCCGTTATTGTAATTATGTGGATATTCTGAAAAAATTAAGAAGTCTCCATTTCCCCCTATTGGGTAAAATTCGGTATTAAAAATACTACTTGTTGCTACACTTATATTGGATATTGGTTTTCCAGAAATTCTAGAAACTATTGCATCTGCATTGGAACCAGAAGTTCCTTCATTATTAAAGATAATACGATCATTTACCTTGTAATTAGATCCACCAGTTACTATTCCTATATTTTGAATAGAACCTGGAGAGGTATACTTAATCGAAGTTGTTTGCGATAGTGCGTTTGGAACTGTCAAATAATCATAAGAGTTAATTGATTTATTAATTTGGTACTGTGAAGTATTTCTTCTCCAGTCCGTTTCATTCAAGTTTAAAGATTCTTGCGATAATGATCTGTTAAAGTTGAATTCGATTGGTTTTGAATAGAAAGAATCTCCAATAATATATGGAAATTGTGGTCTCTTATATTTTGCAAAAACACCTGAAGAATCTGGAGATGAATTTAATGTTGCAAAATAAGCATATACTCCATTTGGAAACTCTGGCGTTACGCAGAATCTCCCATTATTTTCATCTAAAACAAGATCATCAGGGATATTAACGTAAGTAAAATCTTCTACAAAGAAACCTGGTGGGAAGGAAGATGGTCTATTAGTTTTCTTAGAAGATTCCTCAACATAAGCAGACTTCAGTTGCTTAACTGATCCACCAGTCTTCTTTTCATATCCATATGGGCCATAAATTGGATTTCCATCATATGCCCACCCAATAATAGGTGAATGATTGGTGGAGTCTACTTCTTCTCCAGACTGAGACTTTTTAAGATCAAAATTTCCAAACAATGTTCTTCCAGACTCATCATTAGAGTATAATATCTCTCTTAATTTTCTTGGTGCATACAAGTGAGAATACTGCAACCCAAAATTACCTTCAGTTAAGAAACCGTCATCATTTGGGGTATTATTAAAATACTTTACAAAATTATTTACTGTCCAAGATTGTATTTTTGCTCTAAAATTAGCACCTCTTCCCGGCGAAATAACATTTATAAAAGTGCCGTTGGCAGAATATCCTGTTCCAGACTCTAAAACTCTAACTTCTGTTATTCTCCCATCAACAGAAAGAACAGGAACTAAAACTGCTCCAAAACCACCACCAACGATTTCTAAGTTTGGTGGGGCAAAATAAGATTTTCCTGAGTTGTTTATCAGAACCTCAGAAATTCCCCCATCAGATATAATCGGAGTGAGTTGACAATCCTGACCAGAATATAAAGTGAAAGATGGATCTCTGTAGAAATTGATAACATCTTCAGATCCATATCCAGATCCAGAAGATTCTAAGTGAATTGATGTTATATTTCCTCTGAAAACTGGTTGCACAACTGCTTTAAAATCATCATCAGAAACTGAAGAAATTCCTACAGATCCAATTACTTCAACACTAATCTCTGGATAATTAAATATATGTGTACCGACTCCAGCAGTTGATAGATTTATTGCTTGCCTTATATTATAAAAATAATTCTCTACAGTCGATCCAGATCCAACAGATGCTAATCTAAATGAATTATTATCATCCTTCAATACATAATACTGATCTCCGGAAGTTAATCCACCAACAGAAGAAACTGTAGAAGTGTATTTGATAATTTCTCCATCATTAAAACCATGATTTTTAATTTGAATAGTATTAATCGCAGTATTAATTCCAGAAATACTGGAGGTTCTCTTCTTATTTTCGTAACCAAAACCAGAATTTAGTACTCTTACACTAGATAAAATAGATTTTTTATTAAATGACTTGAAGGTATGATCTCCTATTCCATAGGAAAGTAGAGAAATTGTATTGATGCCAGATATAGCATCATTTCTTGAGCCATGTAGTTTAATAGTATATGAATCATTAACGTGAGTATAATAAACCGAATTATCAATGAGACCAGAAATTGCTTGCTGACCATTCGTTGAATAGATTAC